TGACCCCGTCTTAACTTCGCTCTCAATAGTTGCGTAGTGTTCTGAAATTATTTCAGCCCTGATATATTCAAATTCTTCCGGCGTACCATCAAATAAGAATCTTTCATCCTCAACGTGGTCAGAAATACAATGTGTTAAGATATTCATAGCGTTTCTTTTTATATTGGTTAATTACTTATTGCTGGAATAATTACTTATTTGATTTCTTCACTTTGTTTGCGTCAGGCAGTAAAAAACAACTTCCGATAATTACTGCCAGTACTACGGCACAAAATACATATTCATTAACTCCAAAGTTTGCGTTGTCAATGTTTTCGATAATTGTCTGTAAAGTCTTCATGTTTTATGTTTTTAATGTTATGTTAAACTTTTTACCTTTTGGCCCTAACCCTGCGGGGCATTACAAAGATCGGTATTCTAATCGGGTCCTGCAAATTAATTTAGTTAAAAAACGTTAAAAGGATAAATTATTTTTAGCTTCTCTTAAATCTTATTACTCTCGAAAATGATGTTTCAAATAAATTTGTAGATAAAGTATTTACGCCTTTAGCTATACATATGTAACCAATAATTTCACCCGTTACCATACTTTTCTGTTCGTAAAAATCAACCACCTCAGCCATATTGTGATTATCATACATAAACCTTTGGCCTACCTTTACGCCTTTTATTTCCAACTTTTGCATAACTTTTTTATTAAAACGTGTAATTCTTTACTTTCTTTTCCCTTACCTTTTCCCTTTTTTCTGCGAAGGTCAATTTTTTGGGAGTCAATATGTGAATTAGTTTTTTCACTGCAATTTAATTTAAGGATATATTTAACTTTTCAAAGTGTGCGGATACTTCAGCAGGTAACAATTCGAGACTATTGGGAGTCATTGCAATTAACCTAACCTTGTAAATGCCGTCAATTAACGCGGTTAATTTATACATGTTCCTAATATCCTTCATGCTTATTACTACTTCTCCGACTGTTTTGTAAGTTGCTCTCATCTTTATTTGTTTTAAATCCCATACTTTAGGATACACAAAGATAATAAATGCCTATAACGTACCTAATTAATTTAGTTAAAGAATGTTAAAAGAAATAAGAACTTTTCACTTATGTTTACTTTAATCACTTATATCATTACTATTAATTACTTATACATCAGTACATTACACATATACCCATTAATGCCCATATAAGCCTATTATAGACACTCTTCCGGTGAGTAGATAGTTAGTACATTTCGGCGGAGATCGTTTTAGTCGCTGATAATCAGGTACTTACATAATTAATCTACATTGATTTAGTGTAGTTAATACAATCACACATATGCACGCTTATATAGATATATACATATGTGTATTACTGTATATATAATCAATTCACGAATGCCTGAGTAATTACATGCAATGCGACTCACGTCGCGAAGAAGGTTTTTGGTTTAGTTAGGTTAGTATTGCTTTTCCCGTTTCTTTTCTTATCTTTGCCTTTCTTTACAATTAACGATATGCAAACAGGCGAAGAGTTACAGGAGCAAGATAATTTAATTTTAAACCTTTCAAGTTTAGAGCTAATTTGCTTAGATGCATATCTATTTAACAGTGCAAACAGAATCGAAGCATATAAAGCATGTAAGGGAATAACAAAGGATATTGATCAAAGCTTACTACAACAAAGGGCTACTAATTGGATTAACAACAAGTCAGTAAAAGCTTATTTAATAAAAAACAAGAGGATTGTAATTGATTCAGAAAATCAAAATATTGAACATAATGAGAATGAGATTTTAAGTAAATCGGCCATAATAGACCAACTCACCGCAATTATACGTACAAGTACAGATGTTAAGCTCAAAAGTGACCTACTTATTAAACTTTCAACGCTACAAGGATTCAATAAAGAACAGCCTAAACAGGATAACGAAACGATACGTTATTATCTCCCCCAGAGATGCGAAACGTGTGAGTTTAAGCTGAAATTTTAACATACATAATACATTATACTCACTTAAAATTTACAGCTATCTGATTATCAATCAAATGGTTTAAGCTATACATATAACACGTATATGTGCTAATAACAACTAATAAATGTAATATTATGTAGGTATGTGACGGGACACAGGCCACTGGGTACACCCCCCTTTAAAAATTTTGAGGACGCGCGCCTTCCGATTCCGAGACATTTTTTATTATTTTGAAATTTTCTGAATTTTTTTATTTTTCTGATTTTCAACTGGTAGGTACTGGTGGCTACTGGTCGGTACTGGTAGGGTTGTACCAATATTACTAACCCTACTCAATTCTGGTGTTCGTGATTTGTGGATTATGCCTTGGATCGGGCTTAATGAAGCTGATGAAGGATCGAAGTATGTGAAATATATAACTACATTGCATTTTTTTTGCTGACAATCAATATATTAGAGTTAAATAATGTAACTGATGTTACTGTAAGGGATATATATGTAACCTATATATAATATGTATGTGTATAATACATATACTACATATATGTAAGTTGAACATACATAATACTGAAACACTTTATAAAAGTGCCTTCACTACATTCATTGAACGACATAAACATAATATTAAGAATAGTACTTAAAATTCAACCCAACAACGCAATAAACACCTTTTGCCTTCCATGTGATTTTTTAATGTATAGATGAAAATTTTGATCGCAGAGTAATTTTTATGCACAAGATACATAAAATGTAGTTTTTCTTGCAAAAATATGCAATACATAAAGTTAAAATATGTAGTTTTTCTACATATTAGCGTATGATAACAATATTTATAGTAAAACTTAAATATGTAGATTTATGTAGATTGTTTTATTTATTTGTGATTTACTATTGTTTATTCGAAAATTAATGTTATCTTTGTGCTTTCGGGAGTAGAGACCCACGAAACTTATTTTACAGAAACCTTTGAGGTGTGGCAATTCTCTACTTGCTCCCTTGGAGGTTTTTCTATTTTAAAAATATTACAATGGACGACAATAGTAAGATTTCGGACTGGATGGCAGAGAAAAGGCAGAGGCAAATAGCAGAACAGGAGGCAAAGATGGCGAAAGGAGCCGGAATGTCTATGCAGGATAGAATCGCGGAGGCTGACAAGCATGCATTATCCGTAGAAATGGTGGCACATGTGCCGAAAGAGGATATCGTACCTGAACCAGTGAAGCAGGATAGCAAAAAAGCCCCAAAGAAGCGCATAAGCAAAGTAGAGGTTGTGGTGGATGATGAAAAAAAAATAAAAGCAAAATCGAGCCAATATAGAGGTGTGTCGAAATTTGGAACGGATGGTAAATGGACATCATGTATTGGGATAAATGGGAAAAGAAATCTTAGTTATTGGGATTCCGAGATTGGAGCCGCTAAAGAGTATGATAGAATGGCTCTGAAATTTAAAGGCAGGGACGCAAAAACCAATTTTCCGGCAGAAAACTACGAAATAGAGCCTACTGCGGCGGATAGGGTTTATGAAGACCATGACATAGTTATTTCGACGTCTTTGATCAGGAGTGCTATGATTGCTTGGTGCAGTAAAAACGACATGAAATATCGCACAGGAATGGCAAACTGGTCAATAATGGAAGATTTATTCTTTTTTGGTAAAGGCGTGGGTGCAGGTATGCCAGAAACGCTTGCCATGTTTGATAAATTGGGTCTTGATAAAAATATACGATACTAATATGAGCCAGCTCCTCGAATTAAACAACGGAACCTGCGCCATCCTTGACGACCGCGACTATTTCCGAGCATCGCAGCACAAATGGGGAATGGATAAATTCCCAAATGCGCTGATCGACGGGCACAGGTGGACTCTGCCCCAATACGTCCTGTGTAAGAAAGATCCGAAAGTGCGAATATTTTGCAAAAACGGAGATAAACTTGATTGCCGTAGGTCGAATCTGACAACTAAGAGAGGAGAGACAGAAGAGGGGATGCCAATTGCGAAAGTGAGCCAAGCCCTAATGGTACAAATAAGAAGAATCTGGGAAATTATAGCATATGAAGAAGTCGAAGGTGAGCAGACTGTGGCGTCAGGCAAACTCCGCGACCGAATCACGCGAGCCGAAGCGGTACTGAAGGGTGGGGATAAAATGGAAATGATAAAAATAACTAAAATAATAAAGAAAGTGAGATGACGACTACTGCTGCCAAGAAACCACCCCGCCAAGAATGCGATCTGTGCCAGAACTTTATTGAGCCAATTTTATCAGAAAGGGGCTTCATAAAAGTAAGAGCCAAATGCCAACTCGGAAAGAGAGTGATGTTCCGAATCCCGACAGACTGGAGAAATGGCTGGAAGGATATGGGATATTTTAGATATTGTAACGAATATAAGGAGATAGAGAAATGAGAGAGCATATTTATAGAGGTCAACGCCTCGACACAGGGGAATGGGTGGAAGGATCGGCCATAACCGCATCTGATGGGAGTTGTGCGATTACGTTTGAACTTAAAGGAGAGGATTGGGATGCAGAACAAGTAAGTCCCCTAACCCTCGGCGAATTCTCATCCGAGTTTGACGTCGCTGGACGTCGCATATTTGAGGACGATGTTTGCGTAGATGCGCTCGGAGATAAGTGGGTGATCATATTTAAGAAGGCTGCATTCATGGCGCGAGGACTGGAAAGTGGCGTGTATTGGAGAAATCTGGATGGGAGTAAGTTGACTGTGGTGGGGAATATACATGATGATAAAAAGGGGTGGTTATAGAACTAATAAATAAAAAAATGATACAAAAAGTAGAAATGTTCACGGTAGTTTGTGATAATTGTGGCGAAGATGCCGGATGCGACTGCGATGATGGATCATGCTGGAACGACGAAGCAGTTGCGGAAGAAAAGGCATTAGAATCGGAATGGATAAAATCGAAAGGAATGCACTATTGTCCTAAATGCTGGTCGTATGATGAGGATGACGATATAGTTTTGGTTAATAGTCCATATTCATCTTCTGCTAAATGAAAAGGAAAACAGTAATCCACCAATTTGATCCGCAAATATACCCAGTAAAATTGTGGGTATCTATCACGAGTGATTTATCTGCGATAGGTGAAAGATTTCTTGAATTCCCTTCTGGAGACGCTATGGGCGCTGATGAAACCGGAAAGATGCGGGCATTTACGCAATTAGTCTCCCAAAAAGAGGATCGTAAGATTGGGGTAATTGTAGTTTTTAAACTTCGCAAGTATTGCGTAATTGAAACTATTGCGCACGAAGCGACCCACGCCACTCGGATGATCTGGGGTCATCTCGGAGAGTATAGTACCGGAATGGAGGCCGATGCTTATTTAGTGGGATGGGTAGCTGATTGTATTGATAAAGCTAGGAGGGGAGTAGAATAATGGCAAAAAGTAGAGAACACGTAATAACAAACGGAAGGGCAGTATTTTATGCCTGTATGTGGAATGATTTCCGTCAGGCTGCATTGGATTGTGGATGGGCACTTGGACTGCATGGAAGTTTAGCGAGCGACATGGACATAATGGCAATGAGATGGACTGAAAACGCAAGTACAGCCGAAGCAATGGTTGATAGGCTGGAAGAATGCCTAACCATACCGGAAGATGCACATCATTTCAAAAAAGAAAAGTGTACGGATAAACCTCATGGAAGGGTCGTCTATACCATCCATATATTTGCAGATTTTTATATTGATTTAAGTTTAATTGAAAATAATATATAATGGAACAAACTTACGAATGTGTTGATTGTGATTGGGCTGGAACGCAAGGAGAAGCGAAAGTGGTGAGAGCGATTGGGTTTATGTCGGAGGATTATGTGTGCCAAAAATGTGGTGGAGAAATAACTGAGAAGCTATGATTACAAGAAAACTAACCCTCTCCCGCCTATCCGACTCGCACTACTGTCATCTGTGCGAGATCGCCTCTATTGACGGGGTTTTTGATAGTTGTAACTCCGTGGCGGATAAGAGGTTGTGGGTCAAGTTTGAGTCTAAAGAAAAGGAACGGGAGTGGCTCGTGAAGGTGGGCTTAATCAGGTAAAATGAAAATAATCCAAAAATAATTGCCAAAGCTATTGCGAATCCGAATAAATATATTATCTTTGCATTGTATTAAAACAACAGAATAGATGAGAACAGAAAAAACAGCAGAGGAGTTACTAAACGACATTGAGAACGCTAAAAATAACCTAAACCTTCTCAGTATGCTCAACAAAATTGAAGGCGAATTTAATCAAATAATAGCAACAAAAATGATGAGAACAGCAATTAACGAAAAAGTTTACGAGCAGTAAGAAGAGTCAGACAGTGGATTGTGCCATAACTGCGCAGGTTATCCCTGTACGGAAGAGGCAGATGCCCTATGTAAAGAGTTGGGCGAAATTGGATGTTGCGGAATGATTTGGAAAGAAGTGGACGTAACGGAAGAAATGGGGGCGGAAGATGAGTAGAGAGCCGAACGGATACGCCCCAGAAGACGATAACGGATATACCGCACTCGTCCTAACCTGCCCAAGACAGGGATGTGCAGCTACGAATGTAACAAGAATAAACGACCAATGCCGCTGCAACTTCTGTGGTCATGAGTCTAATATTGAAAGGTTTATTCCCGAAACGCTTGACATCGAATCTTATAAAGGTTACTAAAATGGAAGAAGAACTAATTGACTCGACGGATTATACCGGAAATGACGAGGAGGACTGGAGATGAGCGATCCAACAAGAGCCACCCCCACCCGCCTAAAGCGAATCGAGGAGATGAGGCGTATTTGGGTTCATCTACCTGACCGAAGTAGAACTTTATGGGACTTAGTTTCCGATATAGGCGTAACCCAAAGGATAGAGTATGTAAATAATATTGGACGCGCCAATGGGTCTTGCGATGATGGAGGTTGGTTAATCGAGGAAAAGCGGCACGATCTTGGACTTAAATTAAATGACAGAACTGTCATAAAAGGAATTGATCCTAAGCATTTTAATTTTTTTAAGGAGGTTCCAATAATAAAAATATTTGAGAGGCAATGACTAAACAGGAACAGCAAACGCAACTCTCCTCTATATTTGAAGAGATTGCCAAAATACAGAACAGCAAGGGGGATGATTACGCCAATGCCGACCGCCTCAGCAACTTCAAAATAGTCGCCTCTATGGTAGGCGTTACTCCAGAGCAAGTTCTTCTGGTTTTCATAGCGACCAAAGTAGTCAGGATCGGGAATCTTCAGGGAAGCAAGACGCCGAATAATGAGAGTATTGATGATTCGATAATTGACTTAGTGAACTATGGAATATTATTTCACATGCTGAGGGGAGAAAAGTAGATTTGGTAGTGTCGATTATATTCCGTATATTTGCAGCTCGATGGCTAGATCGAAGTTAAGAAATTCAGACTAAAATCTGATGAAACCCAGAGATACATCTAGCCGTGTGTTTTTGGGTTTTGCATTTTAAATAATCAATAATGCGGGAAATACAATTAACACAAGGAAAAGTGGCGTATGTGGATGATGAAGATTTCGAGAGGGTAAATCAACACAAATGGTGCGCACACAAAATTGGAAATATATTCTATGCAGAAAGAGCCGTTACCATTGACGGCAAACGTATTCTTCAGTATATGCACAGATTTATAATGGGCGATAATCCGCTAAAGCCGTGTGTAGACCACTGGGATGGGGACGGTTGCAATAATTGGCGGTTAAATTTAAGACCATGTACGCGTAGGCAAAATCAAATGAATCAAAAATCTCGTAAAAATTCTTCTTCTAAATACAAAGGAGTATGTTGGATTGAGTCAAGACAAAAATGGTTGGCGCAAATAAGGGTAAACGGCAAAATGGGGTTTTTAGGATACTTCATTATTGAAGAAGATGCAGCTCGCGCTTATGACGTGGCAGCGATAAAATATTTTGGTGAATTTGCATGGTTAAATTTCTCAGAGAATAAATAAAAATAAAATTAGGAAATTCAAATAAATGCATTATCTTTGTACAACACAAAACTAAAAACGATGGAACAACAGGAATTTAAAACAATACGCCAAACTTCAGAAGACACTATCATTTGTGATGGCGTAATATTCTGGACAAGAATAGGTTACGGGAAAATGATGGGGCTTAGCTCTCAGTCCCTTGGATCGCCGTATGCTCATGTACGTGCCAATAAGGCAGCCCATATGACTTTTATGGGACTTAGTTTCTTCCGTCCAATTTAACCCCACACAATGACAGATGGACTTAGTGAACAGCTAATAACATCTATCGACAGGGAACGGTTAAAAGACATACTTTGTAGGGAAGCTAAGGTTGAGAAGGTTGGCGGTATAGCATTGTTATATTATGATACGCTATCTAAGATAAATATCTACAAGTATGCCGGAAACAGCGTGTGGTTTGATGGCCGCAGCTACATTCTTGTCGATAAGGATGATCTGGAAAGTGCGATATTTACATCTATGAGATACCTGCAAGTTTCTGATGGAATACTAAACAAGGAGTTCCAAAGCATGACGAAAACGATTTGGAGAAACCTTAGCCGGAGGGATTTTAAACTAACGAGAAGAAAATTATGTTTTACCAACTGCGTACTTGACGCTGACACAATGCAGGTCAGCCCATTTTCACCAGAGCATTTCGTGATCAACAGAATTAATTACGATTATGATCCAGAAGCGAAGTGTCCTAAATGGATGAAGTTTATCGAGGAGGTTTTGCCGGATGAGTTGATAAGAAATGCTTTTCAGGAGATGATTTCGCTGGCATATGCAGATCGGAGTAAATCGAAATTGGAGCGAATGCTCGTGTTGATCGGAGGAGGTAGTAATGGAAAGTCAGTTGTATTTGAGACTGTGACTCAGATGGTTGGCGACGATAATACAACAACTTACGAAATTGGCGATTTAGTTTCCGGTAATTCCAAGGACTACAACATCGCGGCAATCGAAGGTAAAACAATAAACTACTGCTCGGAATTAAAAAGCAAGGAAATTTCAGGCTCTATCGTAAAGAAGCTAATCTCCGGCGAACCAATCCAAGCAAGGCATATTTACCGAGATCCGTTTCTTGTAAAACATATTCCATTATTGATCGCAAATACTAATGAATTACCAGCTACCAGCGACTACACCAAAGGCTACTTCAGGCGTTTTTTAATTGTACCATTTAATGTAACCATCTCAGAGGAAAGGCAAAACATCAATCTTCATACCGAATTACGGGAAGAATTAAGCGGTATCCTTAATTGGTTTTTAACTGGATATGCTCGCATAAAAGCAAACGGATACAAGATAGTTGAACCAGAGGCAGTTAAGGACAAAGTAATTGAGTATGAGATGAATAGCAACTCGATATTGAAATTCATAGAGGATCAGGAATACTACAACATCCCCGTCTACAAGACGCACGCCCCGATGCAAATAACCGCCAAGGATCTGTACAAACAGTACGTAGATTATTGTAAGGCATCCGGCTACAATGCCTTCTCGAATGTGAAGTTTGCCGAAAAGCTGAAGGAGAAGAACTTTATCAAGGAGCGGAAGTCGGACGGAATGACTTACACCTACTACCTAATGCCTATGATTGGCGAATGGGATCGGTTGGCTTCTCAAGGATTGCTAACGATGAGTAAGGAAGAGTTTAGCAGGGTTGTGGCTTACAAGTGCATGGGGAAAACGCTGGTAAAGCCGAGTGTGCCGAAGCAGGGAGAACTGGAATATGATTTACCGCCAATATAATAGCTAATATCGGCAAATTTAACCAGAAATAGCTAATATGTTATCTATTGATTGTTTACAGAAAGTTTAAGAATAAGAGAGATGAAAACACCATACGAAATACTAAAAGACGAAGCAGATAAAAACCTGATTGACATATCGGTAATATTTCCGGTTCTTGGACTTATCAGAAAAGCAATGAGAATATATGGTATGCAAGAATATATGAAAGGTTTTGAAGATGGCAAAAAGGAAACAGACGACAATAAATGCAAGTTTTAGGTATGATCGCCATTTCAAATCAATCACTAACCCAAATAAACACCCTTTTATTGGAGTTGAATGGGTTAACCGGAACCGACAACCGAACCCTTAATATAAAGAGGAAAGCAAAATTAATGATTAATAAATTGAAGAGATGCAAATCAGTGACGAATGGAAAGCAACGAGCGGAAACCTAATTATGCCACACGAGAGAAATTTGGACAGGGATTGCAGTACTGAGCGGTTTTCCCAGCTCTGGAAAGTCCAGCGTGGGTTTCGAATAATCAGAAAGAATAAGCGCACCACAGAAATAGAGAGGCAGAAAGCGACGAGAAGTAATACGCTCAATTGGGTTGTGATCGGACACTACAAAGATAAGAAGGCTATGGATAAGGCATTTATGGAGATGCTGTTGGATGATTGGACGATTACGGAGGATTGTTACGCAACTGATTTTAAGTGATATGAACGAGCCAAGAATAAAAGTAGATGTGCAAGACCGAAAGGCTGTGGTAGATTTTATGAGAATAGTAAAGAATTATTTGAAAATGAAACGAATAGAAGAGAAGAAATGAATCCAAAACAGGAAGCACAATGTTTGATTGAACAGATTCAGGATCAGTCATTATTAAGTACAGTAACCATGCCATCTTATCTCATAGTTGAGTGTGCCATACTTACCACAGAAAGCCATATAGCCGAGATTAATTTTTACAACGACCTGAAAAGTGTAATTTTTATTTTTGACAAACAATACAGTGTTGTTGATCGACTTGTATATTGGCAAGAAGTGAAAACCGAACTGGAGGCTATGCGATGAACCAAGACTTCCGCAATAAATACCCACTCCTTGCAAATGTAGTCAACTGCATTGTAGAGTTTCCGCCAAATAGAAGCGACAAGGAACGAGCAGAATATTTTGATTTAATGCAGGATGCGCTGATTAAGTTGCAGAATGATACAAAAGAAGCCAGCAATCAATGAAGTACCAACTCCTCTACTCCCACGAATCAGCCTCACTTGCCCGCTTCTATGCGAACAGGGACAGTCCCGTCAAACGTTTTCTTGCCGTAGCTGATGCGCGAGTACGGGAATTGGAAGCAAGGGATGTGCCGGACTTGCAGGAAGAAAACGAGTATATGTCACTTCTGGGTTACACGCTTATGAACGTACAGGAAACTTTCCGACCCGACCAATTCATATCTGTTGTAGATGGGCGGATGTTGAGGGTGCTGGATGTGGATTTTATGCTCTACTTTCTCCAATGTCGGGAGCAACTGACAGGGTTGGTAGCATGGGAGGTGATTACAAGGCTAAATACCAATTATGCCTGTATGAAATTGGGCTGGTTAGTTGAGCAGGGAAATAGGGAGTATATGTTTGATTTTAAGCGTAGTAGTAAGTTTATGGAATATGCGGTTGAAAATATTTCTTTAAAAAATCTCTATAAAAGTTTGGTGGTTTAAATAAATGTATTATCTTTGCATGTATAAACTAATAAGAGAAGAAAATGAAAATCGCATTGACAGATGAGGAAAAAAAGTTTAAACGAAGGGTAGCGGAGTTTACTTGTATGAGAAATAATGTGCGACACAATTGTAGAGTAAACAGAGAATTGGGAATATCTGAAGAGCATGTTATTTCGTGCTGCGAAGTGTTTGAGTTTGATAAGGATACGCTTGAAGATTTAAGTAGTTGGAAGGATTATGCACTGAGGGAAAACCCATATCTACAACAAAGATTATGAACAAGCGTAAGGGTATGACTCCGGTCAAAAAGCCAGAGATAGAATTAGATACAGGAATGCATCTCGATCAGTCCTTAAACGATACAGATATTTTTGTTGTAGAAATAAAAAGCAAAGATGTGGTAGGAACAAGAGAGTCAATAGAAAAGTTGTCTGGGTTTGGAAAAGTTAAAATGAGATTTGTAAATAAAAACGGAAGAGAAGTAATACATTATAAATGAAAAAAAATATTAAATTAGGGAGTTACATCTGCGAAAAAGAAAACGGCTACCTAAAAGTAAGCCACGAGAACAAGTCGTGGAATTTCCGAATGGGCGCAACCCCAGAGAACATCGAAAAATTTTTCGAGGATAATAAAGATGACGAATGGCGCAAATATTTTGAAGTCGCATTTGCCGGAACACAAACATTTAGTATTTTGGCAATTCAGAATCCAATGTACGTGGAGGCTTGGATTAAATTCCATAATGAGTACTTCGCTGATCTTAGCAAGGAAATAACTCCGGAAGATGACTTAGCCATCATCGAAGAAGAGAAGGCGTTACATGAAATGAAAGAAACGGCAGAATCTGCACAGCAAGCAGACGATAAGGCAGAAATCATAGCAGAATTAACTAAAGAGGAAACAACAGTAGAAACTAATAAAACAGCAGAGTAATGGATTTAAAAATTAGTGGAATAGTGGTAGCAATCCTGCCAGAGGCATCAGGAACAAGTGCATCGTCTGGGAAAGCGTGGAGTAAACGTGATTTCGTCATACAGGAATCGGAGGGTCAGTGGCCAAAACAAATAGCCTTCACTGTATTCAACAAACCGGAAATGATCGCAGATATGCGAGTGGACGACGAGGTTGAGGTTGGATTTAATGTAGAATCTCGCGAATATAACGGCAAGTATTTTTCGAACGTAACAGCATGGAAGGTGAATATTACGAAGACTTCTGGGGCGAAACCAAAACCTGCGGACGATTTGCCACCAATGGGAGATACGCAAAGTGGTGGAGATCAGAAAGATGGCGATGACCTGCCTTTTTGAACATAATATATTCATCCGACTTATTGAATTGCGTTAGTAATCGGATAGGAGCGCAGCGAAACCAGTGAGCTTATCGCGGCTAAGAAATAGTCAGAAGCTGGGAAAATTCACACACTCGGAAAGACGAGGATGGGGAGGTGGCGGAATTGATAGACGCTAACCACATTGAATAGAATGGTCGGGGCTTAGGTTAAGATGTGCACCCGCTCACTAAGAGATCACGAACTCGTTAAAATTCTTCTATTCAAGGCACATGAGGATCAGAATTGCTTATACTGATTCATGCAAGTTTGAGTCTTGCTCTCCCCACGTAAAGCACCCGCAATCATAAGAATCCCATCGGTATATGGGATCGAGGGATAGGCTGACTAAATTGTTAAAACTGGTTTGCGGAGTGTCAGAGCATATCTACCAGTAAAGCCTTTCAAGTACACTAACCACCACATATCTCAGTGGTGGTTTTTTCTTTACATTTAATTTGCAATTGTCAATAAATGTATTATCTTTGTATTGACTAAAACCATATTACATGATTTTCACAGAAAAAATTATTAGAGAATGTATCGCCAATGGCATTACAGACAAGAGAGCTATTGCCAAGGAAATGGTAAGCCAAGACCCGTCCATTGATACGGAAAGTGCAAGGTACAGGGTTCGCAAAATGCTTGGGTCTGCCGGAAATCCCGTTGCTGGAGTTCATATGGACTTGTATTCTCTCTACATGTCTGCCTGCACTACATCTAACGAATACGAGCAAGCCACCCATAAGCAGCTCATCCCATCCAAGACATACATAATCACCACTGCTCTAAACTCAACTCCAATACATAAACCGTTTTGGGATAATCTATTAGCTTATGCCAGATTCAAAAATGCCGAGATACATGTAATCGCCAGCAGGTATACCAATCCCACAAGCGTTTTTTCAGAATCTCGTGCGGAAGTCTGGTGCGCTGAAGTCCTGCCCTACTTGGACGCCAACAGACATAATCTCTTCGATGGTATTCAATTAATGTCGGACGTTAAAATACAACCCACAGCAGTTACGCCATTATCGGGACTGAACGGGTTGAGCGCATCCGAGTCGTGTATATTTGGGCATCCGAGAGTTCACATGCAGTTTATGCCCGTTCCGAAAGGGCACAAGCCAAAAATTATGATGACGACCGGAGCTTGCACGTTGCCTAACTATACTGATAGTAAGACTGGAAAGAAGGGGTGCTTCCATCATGTTTATGGCTTTGTTGTTGTGCAAGATGGCGATATGCATTACGTGACTGCCGGAGATGATGGCGATTTTACCGACTACGACAAGAGAGTGTCTGATGGAATTATATACACCGCGCTTAAGGCAGAAGCACTCATATTGGGTGATATTCATGCCTCTAAATTAGATCAAGAAGCTCGTGAAAGAATCCGAAATAGGATAATTGCCATAAACCCGAAGATGTTAATCCTATACGATATGATGGATTGTGAGAGTATTAATCCTCACGAGGAAAAGAATCCAGTTCTGAAAGTTAAAAGATTTGAGTCCGGCAGAAATAGTCTGGCTAATGAGATTGAGGATACATTGGATTTTCTTGCTGAACTAAAACTTCTATGCGATAATATCGTAATAGTTGCTTCGAACCACGACAACATGTTAGACCGATATATAATCAATATGGATTGGAGGCGCGATATTCCCAATGCAATCAAGTACGCGGAATTGCTCCCAATCGCATTAAGAGAGGATTGTGGCGTCTTTCCGTATCTAGTCAAGCAAATGGACATAACGGCAACCAAAGTGGATGATAGCGTGTTGGTTTGTGGTATAGAATTGAACATGCACGGAGATAAAGGAACTAACGGTAGTCGTGGCAGCTCGGTTCAGTTCAAGAATTTATCTTCGAGAAATATAACTGCGCACTCGCATACGCCATCTCGTCAGGATGGTAGTTTAGTAGTTGGTTGTCAGACACTTGATCATGGGTACAACGAAGGGTTGAGTAGCTGGGGTATCGGAGATGTGATTATTAATGCGGATGGTAAAACACAACACATATTTGGTAATTATATTTGGTAGTGTGTATTTTATTTCGTATATTTGTCGCATGTCTTGCGGCATAATTGATAATATTTTTTAGCAAACCTTCATTCTTAGTCCGCAAGCTGAGTTTGAGGGTTTGTTGTTTTAAACATTTAGTAATGCAAGAAATAAAATTAACACAAGGTCAAGTAGCCTTGGTTGATGACGAAGATTTTGAAATGGTTAGCCAATTTAATTGGTATGCACAGAAAGACGGCAATACATTTTATGCCGTAAGACGCATTAGAATTAACGGCAAACAAACCATGCAGATGATGCACCGACTCATTATGGGTGATAATCCAGAAAAACCAATGATAGATCATGAGGACGGAGACGGATGGAATAATCAGCGACTAAACATGAGACATTGCACCACATCCGAGAATGGCATGAACAGAAAGAAGGATAAAAATTCCTCATCAAAATACAAAGGGGTATCATGGTTTGCGAGAGATAAAAAATGGGAGGTATCAATATATGTTGATGGAAAGAAAAAATTTCTTGGTCGGTTTAAAGTAGAGGAAGATGCTGCTCGCGCTTACGACGAGGCGGCAATTATATATTATGGCAAATTCGCAAGATTAAATTTTCCAATAAATCCCGTCCCAAATATATCATAAAATTGGGACAAAAAACCCCGCCAATTAACTGACGGGGTTTATTTTTACTTCAGCCCAAGTATCCAAATTCTCAGCGCAGCTTTTGCTATACTCGCTTTAGGTTCTTGAAAATCTTCTGCCATTTCATTGAGTCTATCCAGCGTGGATTTGCGAATTTGAAGATTGTACTTATAACACCTATCTACATCCTTCTTCCCTTTATTCTCACCTATATAGGTAGTTAACATAGGGTCGTCCTTGTGAATGTCAATATATTCGTTTATAATTTGGTCGGTAAGAAGCTGAACCTTCCCTTTATAGTACCGATCTGAGTGCTGATACAACCTCATCACGACCGACGAGCTTGTGCGAATCGAGAAGACAATAAATTGATCCGGCTTTGGCTTGTCACTTTCCCACCTACTAAGATGCGTTATGGATTTGATTCCCTCTGGCGTAAGCACCTTTTTGTATGTGACAAATGCGTTTTCGAGTGTTAGTCTGCTATTTTCTTCCATTATCTGCTATTTTTCTCATCTCTATTACTTTCGCAACTCTCGATGGCATGGATTTATATTCCGCAACCTTCTCATCCGAAAGGCCGTGTATCATACGAAGCTCAAACTTCAGCTCCTCCCCCGTCATTTTGCTGGGTGATTTAGAAAAGAATGCGTCTACTCGCTTTGGTTCTGGCGGCTTTACTATCTCCGCAACCTTACTGTATACATACAAGCAGAGCAGCTTCACAATAGTCCCATTAAAGCATTTTGGATCAAACACGATCCGAGGCACATAGAGAGAGAAATCCCATTTTACAGCCACATAATCTACTTGACCTGAAATGCGTTGAGCCTTGGCAATTGCGTATTCATTGAACGCACATGTTATCGGAACCTCCTCGCCAAGAAAAGCCTGTTGTATATGCTCTAGTACGAATCTGGCTTCCGGTGGTTGTGTATTAAATACCTGCATCTTTTCTGTTTTTATTATTTTGATTCATACCCGATGCTTTAGTGGCATTTTTAGCCTTGATAGCTACCGCAGCTTCTGCGCTTGCTGTTTCTCTGGCAAACTCTGCTTCGTTTTGTTTTGTAAGTCTCGCAAATTCATCGTTGGCAGCATCTGGGTATTGTGGGGCTGCCGTCTCTGCCGACATGACTCCCATAGTTACTCCCTGAGCAAGTATTTGGGCTTTTTCTGCCATATTCTGATGAACATAAGGAATAATCTCCCCCCTTACTGCAAGGTTATTGAACTGTGCAGACTTGCGTGTCTCAACTCCGAATCCAAACTTAAATATTGAAACCACGTCATCCAAAGCCTGATTCCAGTGCATCGAGTCCTCCATACTTTTTTCGACCGCTGGAGAATAGAGTAATTTGATCGTAACTCCCGGAAGGTCGCCGCCCTTAACCTCAGGAGGAAGAACCGTAAAACTACCCATCAAAATGTATTTCTCTAATATTTTCAGTTGAAGCTCGAATGATGTAGAAGCATCCGCCTTCTCCAAAAACTTTGCATTAGAATCCTTGTCACCAATAATAACCGATGGCATCCCGTCTGCATCTTTCTGAATATCTCCATCGCCTTTGATAAACATGATTCTAAAGGCATATGCTTTATTATTTTCACAGAGCTGAGATACTGCCAATTCGAACTTATCAATACAGTCCTGAACATTTGACCAACAAGCACCCATATCATCCCTTTTATAAGAGATCGGTACGAAATCGAACCCATGAGGTGCGCGTGCATCTACATTCCACCCATCACCTCCAATTACTTTTGACACCTTAGCCATCCACCCTTTCTGTCGGGTGTAGGTAGTCATGTATTTCTTATCCCAAACATCCACATACTCAACTTCATTCTGCATATACCTTCTCGCAAACAGATTGAGCTTTCCGGTTATGTTGTCGTAGTGAGGATAAAGTATTTCTCCATTGCGATAACCGAAAGTGCGCCATCCGAACTCACCCTCGTGAATATATCCGCACAAAGCCGAATCTCCGGTAATCTTTTCCATCTCGAAGAACTCATGCATTGCGACCTCCATGTTTTTGTTGATCCAGCCTTGCTTAAATTCTATCAATGAATTTTTCTGTGCTTCTGTTGGAAGTGGGTTGCTATCCACAAACTGCACGTAATTGCCGGAAAGATGCGCCATTTGTTTCGTAACAATAGTCTGCTGCATTGGCAGACTGACACGCTCTACAAAATGAATATACCTCTGTCCGGTCGAGTCCGACTTGACCCTATCAGCATAATAGAACTGGTCATTAATCTTATGTCCTGCCGGATCATACTCAGTCAGAAATTGATCCTGCGTTACCTGCGCCCATAATTGCCTCGGAAGCATTACTGGTGCAGATTCTCCCATAGTTGATGCCGGATGCCAGTTTACGCTTGGGGCAGCTCTACGGAAGGGCTTCTTCAGTAAAATTTCATCGACTGTTTTTGTTGTTGCCATTTTAGTTATTATTAAGTATTAATTCTTCGTCCTTAAACGCATGATAGAAGTTCTGTAATTTATGCACATATTTGAATCTCGGTGCTGCTGAATATAGGAAATTTGCGTGAGTGCAAGGCGTATATTCTCCGTTTCCCTGATCCCTTATAAGGAATTTAAATCCAGTCATCCACCAATAATTAAGTTTGTGATATTCTGAATATCCTTTTTTGAATCCAAATTTATCAAACAAATCGTCGGTTAGTGGAATTGGATTACAATCATATATACTATAATCATCATCACTATCATCAAACTCCAATTTATTTGTAGTGGCATTAATGACATCTATCACTTTAATAGATCCATCTCTTGAATAAATCAAATTTCCTGTTCTAAATTCTGCTGCTTCCATCTCTTCTCTTTTTAAAATTTATAATAATCCACTATTTGAAAACCCCCTTTTTTTACTGCTGAATACTTCTCGCATAAATAGGGCTTCGAGCGTGTCGGGGGAGTGTCCTATTTCTTGCTTCATTTGTGATTTTTTTATTATCTCAAATTTCCCACTATCAATATCTTTCCTTCGTAATGCCGGACGCTGTTGATGTAATTTCTCTTTAAGCGTCATGCCTCCGATTTCTTTGTTTAGTACATTTTTATCAAAGCTGTATTCTCCTTTTTCGATAGCTTTAATAAACCTCTCTGCACATTCAGACTTCTGATTTCCCCACATCTTAGGATTAGATGCAGATTCATTATTTAAAAACTTTTTTGATTTTTTGAAAAATCCCTCTAAAAATAATCCAATTCCGTTTCCGTCATAGGTAAAATTCTCCTCGCGA